ATCTTTTAATGGTTTTAAAAATATTTCATTAAGTGATACAATAAAAACTCTTACAACTATTTTTACAGGAATGATGATGACAAGTTTTTCCGAAGAGTTAATATATCGCGGTTTATTGATTGGTGTAACAAAACCATTTTTAAACCCAAATATTTCTGTTTTATTATCAGCGTTAGTTTTTGGTTATGTTCATGTAAAATCTTCATTAAAATATGGTATAGTAGCCTTTATTACAGGTATTATTTTAGGTTTTGGATACTTACGTTATGGATTATATTGGTGTGTTGGACTTCATGCTTTATTTAATTTTATAGAAACATCATTATACACAGTAACAAATATTAAAGTTATTAATAAGTTAATGGTAGGTGAAAGAAAAACACCTGATGATGACGGGATGATGACACCATTAGTTGAGTTAATTGTTTTATATAGTCTTTATCATTTTGGATATTTTTAACAGTTTATATTTTTTTATTATTTTAAACAAAATAATTATTTCTTACAACAAGTACGTTTCATTTTACGCCATACGCGTTTCTTAGTTTTTTTACTCCAACACCAATATCCACGTTTGGGATTTATGCAACATGTTTCTTTTCTTCCTTTTACAATACGACACCTTTTTACAGTTTTATTCATTGTCTATAATATACGCTATATATTATAGACTATATTATTTTATACGCGTATAAACAATATATATAAACTATATAAAAAGATTATATTGTTATCATATAGCAAACTCAAACCTACTGAAATACGTATCCGTTATATTAAAAATGGAACCACATGAAGCAACAACTACTTATACTGATGTTATTAAAAAATTTGAAGATTTAAGGAATCAATATTATATTGAACGTGGGTGTATGATTTCAACATTAAGTGATACATTTTCTAAACAACTTTTAGAAAAATATCCTAATCTTAAGTGGTTTGAAAAATATAATAAATATGCAGAAGCAGTTGTATTTACTGCTATAATAAGTGTAAATATATTTGAAAAAAACTTTGAAGTTTATTTGCATCGTCCTATAAAACAGATTCATCGATGGGAATATGAATATTTTTTTGGGTTTGGGGGACATAATGCGGGATTTTCACATGATAGAATTATAATGACATTTGTAGAAACATTTGATAAAGACATTGATGTAGATTATTTATTAATGACTGGGACTCTTGCAGGTACTAGTTGTGGTGAATGTGATGAAGATGAATCTCATGATAGATGTTGTATAATCGACGAAAAGTATATAAAAAATGCTTTGAAATTGTTAGTAGTTGGTGGGTATGTAAAACAATGGAATGCTTTTAATAATTTTAAAAAATGGTTTAATGATCGTGGATTTAGTTTTGGAGCAAATACTGATAATGCGGAAACAATGACATCGTTTATATTTGAGAACTACGAGGTTATTAATTCAGAAATAAAATTTTAAATAAAATTATAAATAAATTATGGAGGTGTACCTGTATCAAATACAAAAATCATTCGTGGTGTGTTAGAGTTATAAACATAGTGTGTAGCATGTCCAAATTCATATTTATGATCTACTGTATTATTTAGTTCTTCTATAAAACACTGACTTGAATCTTGTATAGTATTTTTCATAATGTTTTTATTAGTTCTAGAACTACAACAACAATTACATAATGAAAAATTATTATCCATAATTTGTGTTTGTGTTTGTATTTGTGGTGCATTCATAGGACTTAGAATTGGACTTGTATTAGGACTTGCAATAGGTGTTGTATTAGGGCTTGTAACAGGAGTTGTAAGAGGACTAGATTCTGTAACTATTAATTTTTTATAGATATTAAACATTCAATGTTTGTATAATATATATTAACTTTTACATATTATTTTTAACAATTAATTATTATTTAATTGTTAAATCAGTAAAAATACAATACAATATATGGTAACAAAAAGGTGTTTAATTGCTATACGCCAACCCTCCCATACCAGACATGATACGGAGAACGTTGTAATTGGTAGCATAGACACGAACCTTGGCGGTCTTGGTGCCTTCTACAGTAGCGTTGGACAACACGAGCTGAAGGGTAGCATTGTCAATACGAGAGAAGTTGCAACTGCCGGAAGGCTGGTGCTCTTCGGGTCTCAAAGCAAAGGAGTAGACGTTGATACCAGTGTCCGGAGTGCGAGTGTGGTGCTGGTAAGGCTGGACAAGGTCGAAGTAAGTACCTTCGCGCTCAGAGAAGCGATCCTGGCCGTTAAGTTGGAGCTTAGCGGTGACAACAGGGTTCTGACCCCAGCAGTGAAGAGTGAGAGAAGTCTGAGTGAGGACGAAAGTTCCGGCATCAGATACAGTGGATTCAAATACATTGGTACCGGAACCATTAGGACCAGCGCCTTGGTCAAAATTAGGCTGACTGTCATTCCACCAGTAAGCACCAGTGACATCGGCTGCACCGGCGTCATTAAAGAGACCAGATCCATCGATAAAGGAGCCAGTGGTATCAGCAACAGAATCAGGTCCACCAAACGCATGGATAGCGTTGGGAAGGGCATCAACCGCATCGGTATAGTTAAAAGGCTGAGCACCAAGAACCCTGTAGAGAAGTTGGTTGCACTCAAGAGAAGAACAGTAGTCGACGTTCTGGTCAGGCTGTACAACCCAAATGAGTTCCTTAACAGGGTGGTTAAAGTTGAGTTTGATCTTGTTGGAAGAAGAACCGACAGACTCATCGCCAGTGAACTGAAGTTGCTCAATAAGGTACTCATGGGGATTCTGAGCCATACGTCTACGCTCATCGGTATCCAAGAAGACATAGTCAACGTACAGAGATGCGGCAACCAAAGACTGATTGTAAGCAGTGTTGACACGGCCACCTTGACGAGTTTCACCAGACGGGCAAGAAAGAGAACCGACAGCCCACAAGCACTCATCAATAGGACGAATATCGAGGTTAATCTTGACTTCGTGATACTGAAGAGCGATGAGAGGAAGAGCAAGACCGGGGTTACGGCAGTACCAGAACTGGAAGGGAACATAAAGAGTAGTTTCTGGGAGAGCGTTACGAGGAGCGCATACCTGACGAGGAGCATTGGCTTGGCAAGGACCATCGATAGCATTGAATGAAGGATCAGTTACAAAAGTAAGTTCAGTAGTGTTGCCGACCATAGCATAGTAACCGGGTTGCTGATCAACGGGAAGAGTCAAGTTGTTCCAGATGTGCATCCAGTCACCGTACTGGCGATCAATGCGCTGACCACCGATTTCGACTTCAACCTGAGAAATCAACTGCTCACCAGGGAAATCGAGCCAACGAGCAAAAACACCCTGTTGATTGGCACCAGCCATACTCTGGTTAATTTCGGGAAGAGTAACCTGCAAGTAAGTGCGGTAAGCCAAATCTCCGTTACGAGAGATGGTGCAAGTCACACGACGACCGAAATCGGCTTGACCATTGAAAGTCTGTTCAATAGACTCCATAGCAAAGTTAGTGTGACGTTTGTAAGACACCTTCCAAAAGGTAATCTGAGGGTTGCCCGTAAGATAAACATCCTGGGCGCCGTAAGCTACAAGTTGCATAAGACCTCCTGCCATTTTTGATTATTATAATATTGCTAAAGAAAAAAAATTTATAAAAAAACTTAAATTGTTTTTTATAAATTAAATATTAATTATTAATACCAAATATTAATGATTTATAATATATAAATTATTAAACAGAATAGCGCTTAAACACCTAAAGATTATCATCGTTATCGACATAATTTAATACCATAGCCATATAATCAAATATCACTAAAATAATTTTAATATCATCATCTTCTGATCCAATCATATTACTATTATTTACGACTATAACTATTTAATATTATATAATATATATTAAGTTATAACTTTGATGTTATATATACATTATGAGTATAATATGATTATACTAAAAACTTCAGTATTTATATAATACTTTCTATGTTCGATTTTAAAAAATTTACTAAATAGTTATCGGAATATATTTCTTTTTTATCATTGTGTTTTTTTCTAAAAATAAAATTATTATTTTTTTTTCTTACACTCCAGCCATTATCTAAAGTATTCATTAAAAACATCATTACATAAATTTCATTTTTTAACTCTTTGTTAACATCCATTTTACCACTATCTATTCGTTCTTTTAATGCTAAAATACCTTGCTTTAATGGTACAATATCTTCTTTTTTTTTATTTTTTACATGACAAAACTCAAGATTATTTTTATCTAAAGATTCTTTTGTTGACAATATAGTAGTAGTAGTAGTAGCAGTAGCATTGTTTAAGTTGTATATTTTTTGAATAACGCGTTTATTCAGATAATCTTCTGTTATGATTTCTTTTGTAGAATTGTCTAAATTTTTTAGATAAAAAACATTATTCCTTTTTTTAATAGCCCAATTTTTATCTAAAGAGTTCAAAATAAATCTCATTTTATAATACGTTTCTTTTTTGATTGTTATTGTATCTACTAACTCTAAATTCAATGTAGTTTTTACGGCTACTACTTCTTTACTTTCACTAGAATTATTATTGATTTTTGCTAATGTATCTAAATTATTTGGCAAAATCATTTTATTTTTATTTTTATTTTTATTTTTACTGAGAAAACATTAATGAAATAATAACTCTAAATATATAAAATATCTAACCTGAAATGTATAACCTGAAATGTCTAATCTGAAATGTCTAAACTTAAATGACTAAACAAAAATGTCTAAACTTAAATGACTAAAATATGATGTTATAAGTATTTGATTTATTGAACATAATACAAATAAAATAAATTATTAATAATATTAATAATTAATATATTAAAAAAGTTATATGTATAACAATATAATATAATTAATATATATGCCGTCATTTAAACATAAAACAAATAAGAAAATTGTTGTTGATAAAAAACGGATACTTACACTAGACGGTGTTCATCGTGATCTTCAAACAGAATTTAGTTTAATAAAAAATGAAACACTACCATCATTAGCAAGAGAAAAAAAAGAAATATTGCAAAAATTATATGATAGTAGTCGAACAAATAATCTTGATATAAATGAAAAAATAGAATTAAATGATAGACTTTATGATATAAAATTAGAAATATCAAAAAATAAAAAAAAAATAAAAGATTACTATTTAAATAATAGTAGATGTATATTTGATTATTTTGAAAATAAAAAAGAAATAACAAATGGTACAAATAAAACAAAAATTTTAAATTCTTTTTTTAAACTTGATAATAAACCCAATGAGAGTGAATTAACAAAAGTAAATGATAACAATGTTCAAAAATTTTTTACAAATCTTGATCAAACATTTATAAACGTGAACGATTATACATACATAACAGACGTCTGTCAATCGTGTAATAAAGGTGAAATGATTGCTGTAGAACATGAAGGTATTATGGTGTGTAATTTATGCGCAAAACAAGTAACATATTTAATTGAGAATGAAAAACCATCATACAAAGAACCGCCAAAAGAAGCATGCTTTTATGCATATAAAAGAATTAACCATTTTAAAGAAATTCTTGCACAGTTTCAAGCGAAAGAAACTACACAAATACCAGAAGAAGTTCTTGAAAATATTAAACAACAACTTAATAAAGAAAGAATTACACTTTCAAAATTTACAAATATAAAAGCGAAAGAAATTTTAAAAAAACTAGGGTACAATAAATATTATGAACATATTCCATTTATAAAAGATAAACTTGGTATTAAACCACCTATAATGACACCTGAATTAGAAGAAACGTTGTGCAATTTATTTATGGAAATTCAAGGTCCTTATGCCAAGTTTTGCCCCGATGATCGTGTAAACTTTTTGAATTATTATTATACAGTTTATAAACTTTGCGAATTACTTCAAAAAACAGAATTTTTATCCTATTTTCCAATGTTAAAAGATAAAGAAAAAAGAATAGAACAAGATGATATTTGGAAAAAAATTTGTGAAGAATTAAACTGGGTATTTATCCCAACGCAGTGAATTAAAAACTATAGTATTATGATAAAGCATGTTTCATAATATTATATAAAATAATCGTTATTATATGAATAAATATTTATTAATTTATTAATTTATTAATTTATTAATTTATTAATTAAACTCTAAGAGGGGTGGGGAATCCAACGAGGTTGGCACCGATACCGAAACCAGCACCAGATCTAGCAGATACAGCCAAACTAGGAACGTAGACATCCAAAATGGCAAAAGTAGCAGCAGCAACCAGAGAGATCAATGCAATCTCGTCAAAGTTAAGAGAGCGTTTAGGTATAGAATATGCAACTATCGCTACGCAAAGACCCTCAATGATATACTTAATAAAACGCTTAAAAAGCTCACTAAAATCAAGTGTTCCGTACATTATAAATATAATATAGAAAAAAATATTTAATATATTGAAATTATTGTTAAATGTTAATTACTTTATTATTTATAATTGTTATAATTGTTAAATATTGCTAAATATTGCTAATTATTGCTAAATATATTTTATTTATTTGATAAAGATTTTTACTAAACAAATTATTAAACACAAAATTTTAAAATAATAATCAGTTAAAATAACTTAAAATGATTATTTAAATATATATTATAATGTCATTTCAAAATAAATTACCAGAAGGAGTTACACCTAAATATCTTGAAGATGGTAAAGAAAATCCTAAATATGTCGACTTACTAGAAGAAGACAAACCTATTGCTGGACAGAAATTTGTATGTCTTTCATTTGTTTCTCCGGAACATATTTTGAAACAAAAAGATCAATTTTTATTTGAAGAATTCATTAAACAGTGGGATTTTAAAAAGTCAATGGAAAAATTTACACAGTTTCTAAATTTTATTTCTTTTAAATATAGTGTTCCTTTTGATAAGTTAACTTCTGATTTGCAAGACTTTACCAAAGAAGAAGGCGCTTCTCTTAGTCTAGCATCCACTATTAGCGATGATTATAAAACTTTTATTGATAACAATGAAGATGAATTAGATCAACAATTTGGTGAAAAACATAAATTTCAGACATCTATTCGTGGTATTAAAGTACGTGGTGTATTTGCTACACAAGGTGAAGCAGAACTTCGTTGTAAATTGTTGCGCGAAGTAGACCCTAATCATGATATTTATGTCGGACAAGTTGGCATGTGGGTTCCATTCCACCCTGAAGCATATAAGACCGGTCGTGTAGAGTATATGGAAGAAACACTCAATCAACTTATGTCTGATAAGAAAAAAAATGAGGATATGGCAAAACAAGATTTTGAAAAACGTGTGCGTGAAGCCAAACAGAAAGCAATTGAGGAAAATATGAAAAAAGCAGAAGAATCAGGTAATAAACTTTCACAAACGCTTAACGAGAAGGGTGAACTTGTTGGTGTTTCTAATGTTGCAAATTTTGATGGTCTAGACGAGAATTCTACTATTGAAGATATTAAAAAGACTATGTTCGAAGCAGAAAATGTTGTCATGGACAAAAATAGTGACCATGGTCTTTCAAAACTTTCGAATTTTGAAAATAAGTAATAACTAAGAAATATTAAATAAAAAATAAATAAAAAATAAGAAATAAGAAATAATAAATAAAAAATAGTGTATAACAATACTAGTATTTATATTTATTTTTAACCACGCTATTAAGTCATAAAATATTATATCTCTTTATATATATAATATTTTCCATTCATTATATGGTTAAAAAAATAAGTACAAAAAATAATTTGACAAGTATATTTTTTAAAACATTTTATGTGCTATCTATTGCAATACTATGTATTCTTATTTTATATGGAATCTATATTGGAATAAGAAAAATAATATATATATATCGGTTAAAACAAAGTTTTAATAAATTAAAAAATATGGGAATAAATGTAAAAAACTATAATTTACTTTATGTAGAAGAAAATAAAAAAAAACATATTATGAATCAATTAAAACTAAAAAATACAAACAGTACAAATAATAATTTTAAAAATAAAAATGCTATAGGATTTATACCAGATAAATATGTAATTTTGGATATAGACACTAAAGATGGCGTAGAAAGTGCTAATTTTTTAATTGATAAAGTACCTACAGATACAGTATACGAAAAAACACCAAATGGTTATCATTTCTATTTTGAAAATGATACAGGAAAACCTATACATACATATGTACAATTAGTTATAAACAATGTAAAATATTCTGTTGATATATTGGGTATTGATTCATTAGTGACAATGTCACCTACACGTTTAAATGAAAAAGACTATTATTGGATAAATAGTATATTTACACACAAACCTGCAAAATTATCAGATAATACATGGATTATTGATCTTATAAAAAATAATAAACCGTTTAATCGCAAATTTGATGGTGTTAATGTTTCATTAAATATAAAAAATGCTTTTATTATTGTTGATAACATAAATATTGAAAGTCAATTTCGATTTATATTCGGAATATTAAAAGAATATTCTAAAAAGATAAAATTTTTAAATGGAGTTATCTATGTATATGATGATAACTATTATTTTCTAACAAAATCTTGTTTCAGTAAATATAAAAATAAAAACTTTTTATTTAATAAGTTGAAAAATATTATTCAAGAATTCTCACCTTCTTATATTTTAGATTTATCTGTTATATACAGTAACTATTTGAAACCAGAAAGCATTCTTCAATTATCATCCGCATTAATAGACAATGACTACAAAAATTATAAAAATAATGACATATTTGTTGATTATATTAAATCGGCAAATATAGAAAAAAAAACAAAATACTTAATACAAGATACAATTACTATAAATGACACAAAAAACATACATGTACAAAAAGTAATAGATAATATATTTAAAGAATCCAATGACTCTAATAAAAATTACATAACAAACAAAATTTTTATAGGTTCAGAAAGTATCTATTTAACAATGATGCTTTCAAATTATTTTAATATTCCAAATATATGTTTGGGTATAGTATCTAGTTCAAATCCTATTACTACTTCAGTATCATCACAAGAAACACAAAGAATTATGAATACCTTTTTGTCTTTATTTTAATTTGTAATTTGTAATTTGTAATTTGTAATTTCTAATTTTTAATTTATGATAATTAATGAAACTATTATCATGAATTTTTATTAATTTTATAATTAATAGATTTTACCATTTATTTTTTTTTACTTGAATCTTAGGTCCTTGCCCTTTACGTTTTATATTTGCGGGATCATATTGCTCTTCATCATCGTCAGAATGTATATCTTTTGACATCTCCCAGAATTCTTTTGCACCTAACTTAAAAGGACCATGTGTCTGTGCTTTATACCAAAAAATCTGATCATGTAATTTATTTGACTTTGCATTATTATTTATAACAAGACATTCAAAATTTTCAGTACACTGATCCATTACTTGACAAAAACTCTCAAATGTTGGAAACATACCCGCATAATTTTCATATATTCTTTTGCGATTACCTATATATGGTTCTCTCAAAATAAATACGTAGTCTATGTTTGTACGCAAATTTGGTGGAATACCTAATGGATACTGCATTGTTATGACTAACATAATTTTCCAGTGACGACCGTTCATAAAAAGCAAACGCATCATTACATCCTTTGTCCATTTATTATCAAACAAACAATCATCCAATACTACAAAAGTACGCGGATCAATCGTGCTTCTTTTATATGTTTCAATCTCTTTTTTCATTTGCTTTAAAACTGCTTTCTGTCTTTTTAAAATATTTTCAATGATTGCGGTATTATAAGCATCGTGAATAAATAACTTTGGTACATGTTCCCCAAAAAAACCATTTCCTGCTTCTGTTCCCGATATTACAGTGCCAATAGGGATATCTTGATGGTAATACATTAAATCTTTAACTAAAAAACTTTTACCTGTATCACGACGACCTATTAGAACAATAACAGGACCTTTATTTTCATCTGGTCTAAAACTAATAGATCTCATGTCAAATTTTGCTAATTCAAGACCAACACTCATTTATTGTTATACTCTGATCTAAATATACTATATATAAAAAAAATATAATTAATACAAACGCATATTATTTGTATGTAATCAATATTGTATTTTATATTGTATTTTATATTGTATTTTATATTGTATTTTATATTGTATTAGTTTAAAAATTAATAAAAATATGTATTTAATAAATTAAGTAATTGATGATGGATATTGTAAATGATTATTGTGAACCCGAGGTTGGTAAAAGTTCCTTTTCTTTGTATTATAGGAAGTTGAATAATTCAGATTTATTCACTTCTTTAGAAAATTCAGAACTTGAAATAAATAATAGTAAAAATTACATCCCAATTTATGAAACATACTTTAATTTAAATGAAACAAATTATAACTCTATAAATCTTAATCATAGATTTTATGTATATGGATTATCAGGCATCATTGATAAAAATAATATTCAGGCTACAGTAGTAGACACCTTCAAAAGTACGCCCGAATCTCTTACATGTCTGCATAAACCCATTTTTATTAAATTTTCTCCACTAATAGATCCCGTAAAATATATGTCCGGTAAATACGACAGTACTAATAAAAATATCGATATCTTAAAAATTCCAACATTATCTAAATTCGATCAACAAGGTTTGCCAAAAGCAAATGATAAAAATAACGCTGCATATGTCGATAGTTTTTTTTCTTATTTATCTAGCCAAGTGTTGCATCATCATGACTTTATTCACGGACTCGACTTTTACGGTTCTTTCAATTCAAATAAAAATAATTTTTACTATAATGTTATTGATGATCTTGAATATCTTAACGGTTCATCTTTTTTTAATAAAAATAAAGGTATTTTATTTGATGTTGAAGATATAGATGAATATAGTTTTGATTCAGAAAGTCAAAATAATAATGACACGCGTAATAGAAAAAATAAAATTAAAATTGATGATAAGTGTAACATAGATGAATCACAATATACTATTCATGATAATTTTGATACATTAAATAATGAACTAAATATGGTATTTAATACTGCTTCTATACAATCGGTAGAAACTAACAAATCAGAAATTAATAATAATAAAAACGATTTACTTGAAACATTGTGTGAAGTTAATATAGTTTTAAATACAGATAATAATAGTTTATCTAATGACTCTAATACCACTACTCTGAATACAGTAGAAGGAAGTATACATTTAAATAAAGATAATGGAAATAATAGTGATGACACCGAATCATGTTCTTCGCGATCATCATACACCGATAACGATGAAGAGTGCAACCAAGATGAGAATCACGAGAAACGTGAGAAATCAGTAAATAAAAATAAAAAATCAGTAAACGATTACAACTCAAATAGTTCAATTGAATCTGTTAATGATAATATTGATGATGATTTTAGTGGAAGCGATAATGAAAAAGATAATAAAACAAGTGAAAATTGTAGTGATAATGAGGAAAACTTTAATGATGACGACGAAGAATATGATGATGAAGATGATGATACACTATGGGCAACTATAAAAAACTTTCCTGTAACAGCAATAATGTTAGAAAAATGCGAAGATACACTTGACTCACTTATGATGCAAGAAGATGAAATGTCAGAAGGAGAATGGAAATCTGCTCTTATGCAGATTATTATGACGCTAATTACATACCAAAAAATGTTCGGATTTACCCATAATGATTTACATACGAATAATATTATGTATAATTATACCGAAAAAGAGTATCTTTATTATCATTATAATAAAAAATACTATCGTGTTCCAACATATAACCGTATTTTTAAAATTATAGACTTTGGACGTTCTATTTATAGATACAAGTCAAAAATAATATGTAGCGATAGTTTTAGTAATAGTGGTGATGCCGCTACTCAGTACAATTGCGAACCTTATTTTAATGAAAACAAGCCAAGATTAGAACCTAATTTTAGTTTTGATTTGTGTCGATTAGGATGTTCTATTTTTGATTATTTTATTGATAATATAAACGATGTACCGAAGATATGTAAAAAAGAACCATTGGCTAAATTAATTGTTGATTGGGTAACCGATGATCAAAACAGGAATATTTTATACAAAACCAACGGAGAAGAACGTTATCCGGATTTTAAATTATATAAGATGATTGCTAGGAATGTTCACAATCATACGCCACATGCGCAATTGTCAAAACCTATTTTTGCTGCATATGA